ATGACCGAGGTCCGTGATACGGTTCAGGCCATCATTCCGTCTTTGCTCCGCATCTTTACAGCTTCGGAAGACATCGTTGAATTTGCTCCTCGCAATGCTCAGTCGATTGAACTGGCTGCTCAGCAAACAGATTATATTAACTATGTCTTTTATAGTGATAACCCCGGCTTTGCAATTCTCCACGGTGCGTTTAAGGATGCACTTGTCCGCAAGACGGGCATCATCAAATGGCGCTGGTCCGAAGATACTGAGATTTCTGAGGCTGAATACACCGATCTGGATCAGGCTCAAGTATCACTTCTTACCCAAGACCCAGACGTAGAGATCGTCGAGCTTGATGAAGAGACCGTGCAGGAAGCCGTGACTGATCCGGCGTCTGGCATGATGATCTCTCCAGCCCAGACATCCTATACCGTTCGCATCCGTCGCAAGATTCCTCGCAACAGGGTTGTGATTGAAGCCGTCCCGCCGGAAGAGTTCCTGATTGCTCGCGAGGCGCGTGACCTTGATAACGCGGCTTATGTCGGCCACCGTTCCTTGAAGACCATGAGCGAGCTGATCGCTATGGGTTACAAGAAATCAGACATTGAGAAATATGCATCGCAGGGCGATGTGTTCTCAATCAACTACGAAGCTCAGACCCGTAACCCGGCGATCATGAGCTTCATGATGCACGCCGACAATCCCGATCCGTCCATGCGCCGCGTTCTCTACGTTGAGAGCTATGTCCGTATTGACAAGGACGGTGACGGCATTGCTGAGCTTCGCAAGGTTTGCTCGATCGGCAACTCGCACCACATCTTGCATGATGAAGTTGCGACCGACGTTCCGTTTGCTTTCTTCTGCCCCGATCCTGAACCTCACATGATTATCGGTCAGTCCATTGCAGATCAGACAATGGACCTTCAGCAGATCAAGTCTTCTATCGTTCGTAATACAATGGATTCGTTGGCTCAGGTTATCCATCCCCGCACGGTGGTGGTTGAGGGCCAGGTTAATCTTGATGACGTAATGAACAACGAGACGGGCGCTATTATCCGCGCTCGTAGCATTGGTGCTGTTCAGCCGCTGGCCGAACCGTTTGTTGGTCAGGCTGCAATGCCTTTGATCGCCTACATGGATCAGATCAGGGCGCAGCGTACCGGAATCTCACAGGCGTCTCAGGGTCTTGACCCGGACGTTCTTCAGTCAACAACTAAGGCGGCTGTAACTGCAACCGTTCAGGGCGCGCAAGAGCGTATTGAATTGATTGCCCGCCTGTTTGCCGAGAACGGCATGAAGCGGTTGTTCAGAGGATTGCTCAAGTTGGTTGTTCGCCATCAGGATCGCCCGCGCACGATCAAGCTTCGTGGCAAGTGGGTTGAAGTTGATCCGCGCTATTGGGATGCCGATCTGGACGTTCAGGTAAATGTTGGCCTGGGTCACGGTACTGATAACGACAAGATGGGCTTCTTGATGCAGATCGCTGGCAAACAAGAACAGATCATGCAGATTCTTGGACCGGCTAATCCGTTGGCTGACGCTTCCAAGTATCGCAACACTCTGGCTCAGATTTGCACCTTGGCTGGGTTTAAGGATGCGTCTCGCTACTTTGGTGAGGTTGATCCGCAGCAGATGCAAGCCGTGCTGTCTCAGGGTCAGAACAAGCCTGATCCAACTACGATGCTGGCGCAGGTTGAGGCTGAGAAGACCAAGGCCGGCATCATCCGTGAGAATATGAAGGTTCAAGCAGACGTTGAGGATTCGCTGCGTGTTGATCGCCGCGAGCGCGAGCGTATGCACATGGAATCCATGATTAAGTTGGCCGAGATTGAGGCCAAGTATGGCAACATTGAAAATGTTAAGCGTCTTGAAGGCTCAATTATGGGCGAGCAAGAAATTATGAAAGCTCATTTGAAAGCTGAAACTGAGCGCCATAACGCTATCATTCAGGCAATGAGCAAGCAGCAGCAGATGCAACAGGCGCAACCGCAGCCCCAGCAACCTCAACAGCAACAGCCTCCAATGCAGGGCGCTCCTCCTAATGCTTGACCGCGAAACTTTGCAAGAGGCCCAGCGCATCGCCAATAGCGATGCCCTAAACGCGGTTCTTGAAGAGCTGATTAACAAATACACCGTTGAGTGGATTAACTCTGATCCAAAAGATGCTCTGGTGAGGGAAATTGCTTGGCATCGTGTCCAGGCAATACAAGCGTTGCGGGACGAACTTCGTTCCGTGGCAAAATCAGATGATGTCGCGAAGTGGAACAGACGCTTGCGCGGCAAAACAGTATAAGGTAATTTCTTATGTCCGACACGGCCCAAGCCACCGGCATTGCAGACGCAGCAGAATCCTTCGAAGCCCTTCTCGCCGGGGAATTCCCTGATACCGAGACGCCAAAAGGAACTCCTAAGTCTAAAGAAGCCCCTGCTGATGAGGCAGAGGCGTTTGAGGGTGAAATCGACGGAGATGAGACGGCAGCAAGCTTGGAAGAGCCTGAAGCTGACTCTGACGATGAACCCGTCGCGGAAGAAGATGGTTCTGAAGACTCGGAATCAGAGGCCCAGTTTGTCACCGTTACAATTAACGGCAAGGCAGAACAGGTTCCTCTTGAGGAAGCAGTAAAAGGATATCAGCGTCAACGCGATTATTCGCAGAAAACTGCTGCATTGGCTGAAGAGCGACGTTCGCTTGAAACCAACTATCAGCAGGTACTGGAGGAACGCTCGCAGTATGCCCAACTGCTTGGTGCCTTGCAAAACCAACTCGTACAGTTGCAGCCGCAGGAACCAGATTGGCAGAGGCTCTACGATACCGATCCTCTTGAGTATGTTCGACAGAAGGATTTGTGGCGCGAGAAGTCTGAGAAAATGTCTGCGGCTCAGTATGAGCAACAGCGACTTCAGAATCTTCAAACCTACGAACAGCAAGCTGGTCTTGCCCAAATGGTTCAGCAAAACCGTCATAAGATGGTTGAGATGGTGCCGGCTTGGCGAGACGCCCAAAAATGGGAAGCTGACCGGACTAAGTTGGTTGATTACGGCAAGAAGCTTGGCTTCTCGGATCAGGAACTTAGTCAGGCCTACGATCACAGAGCTATTGTTTCTCTGTATAAGGCGATGCAATACGACAACCTCGTGGCGAAACGTCCACAAGCGGCTCCTCCGCGTGGTCCTCGTACTGCACCCGTTGGATCGGCAAGCTCTGCTCCGAAGTCGGCAAACGAGTACAGTAAAGCGAAACAACGTCTCGCTGGTTCAGGTAAGGTTGGCGATGCTGCCATCCTTATGGAAGGTCTCTTAGATTAAAGGAAGTGTAACCTATGGCTATTGCAACGAATACCATCACCCGCTACGACGGCTATCGTGCCGTTCGCGAAGACTTGGCGAATGTTATCTATAATATCTCGCCTGTTGACGTTCCTTTCATGTCCAACATTGGCCGTGAAAACGTCAAGAACACGTTCTACGAATGGCAGACCGACTTGCTCGCTGCTGCTTCGACCACGAACGCCCAGCTCGAAGGTGACGACAGCTTCTCTGCTGATTCGCGCACCCCGACGCAGCGCGTTGGTAACTACACGCAGATCAGCCGCAAGACCATCGAAACTTCGGGCACCCTCGAAGCTGTCGATAAGGCTGGCATGCGCTCGTACCTCGCTTACGAACTCGCTAAGGCGGCTTCGGAACTGAAGCGCGACATGGAAGCTACGTTGACCTCGAATTCCATCGCGGTCGCTGGCGACAACACGACTGCCCGTAAGACGGCTGGTCTCGGCGGTTGGCTTATCACCAACTCGTACTCTGGCGCTGGCACGACGGCTTCGGCTCCGGTCATGTCATCGGGCGCTGGCAACCTGAACGGCTATCCTGCTACGGCTTCGGTCGCTGGTACGGCTCGTGCGTTCACGGAAACCATCCTGAAGCAGGTCATTCAGGCTGTGTGGACTCAGGGTGGTGATCCCAAGGTTCTCATGGTTGGCCCGTTCAACAAGGGCGTGGTCTCCGGCTTCACTGGCATCGCAACTCGCTTCCGCGACGTTCCGGCCGGCAAGCAGGCTGAGATCATTGGTGCGGCTGACGTTTATGTGTCCGACTTCGGCACCGTGAACGTCGTTCCGAACCGCTTCCAGCCTGAAGGCAACGGCTACGTTGTCGATCCTGAATACGCTGCGGTGGGCTACCTCCGTAACTTCCGTACGGAAGTCCTGGCGAAGACGGGCGATGCTGAGAAGCGCATGATTATCGTGGAATACGGCCTCAAGGTCCGTACCCAGAAGGCTCATGGCGTTGCTCGCGACCTGACCACCTCGTAAGATACTAAATAGAGTGGGGCTTCGGCCCCACTCTTCCTTCTAAGGGGAGAGGTCATGAGGAAGCTGCTAGATTATGATCCCGGCACACGGATCAGCCATGTTTTTCATTACGACGAGACAACAGACGAGGCAACCATCACTGCTGAACAGCAGTTTGATGACATCCTTGAAATGAATAAGGCGCTCTACAATCGCGATCACCAGAAGCATGGCGATTGGACCCATGTAGCTCAGATTCCGCTGGTTGTTTTGCAGGAGTTAAAGAAACAGGGCATCCTTCACGATCAGAAAGCTATGAAGCGTTGGTTGAATGATCCAGACAACCGCTTCTTCCGTACACGACCCGGCTCTATCTGATGAAGATTGCGATCTGTACCCCAAGCCGTGACATGGTTCACGCATCATTTGCTTTTGATTTGGCTAACCTCGTTGGTTATTCGGTCAAGAAAGGCATCCAGATCGGCGTATATAACGCTACAGGCACTCTGATTGCAGATCAGCGCGTCAATCTTGCCAAGAAATCAGTTGCCGCTAAAGTTGACTACATTCTTTGGCTGGATACCGATATGAGGTTCCCGAAGGATACACTTGAGCGTCTTCTGGCCCATAAGAAGGACTTGGTTGGCGCAAACTACACCACCAGGTCTTTGCCAATTGAGCCGGTAGCCTTTCACTTTGAGGAAGGCGTTTGGACCCGCGTTCCAACGCTTCCTGAAAGCAAAGGGCTTCAGGAAGTTTCTGGCTCCGGCTTCGGTGTTATGCTAACCTCTGCGGAGGTTTTCAAGGCAATGCAAGACCCTTGGTTCTTAATTGCCTACTCAACCGTTAACGGTCTTTTTCATGGCGAAGACCTCTATTTCTGTATGAAAGCCGAGTCAATTGGATTTAAAACCCATATTGACCATGACCTTTCAAAGGAAGTTCGCCATATCGGCAGCTTTGAGTTTCGACACGAGCATGTCGATGCTTCTGAGGAGACGGCCTAATGGCCTTGGCAACGTATTCTGACTTAAAGTCAACGATTGCGGATTACCTGAATCGTGCGGATTTGACCTCGGTCATCCCGACGTTCATTACGCTTGCTGAAGCCAAGTTCAACCGTGAACTTCGTCTTAGGGACATGTTGACTCGGGCTGAGTGCATTTCCGACAACGAGTTTGTCGCTCTTCCGATAGACTTCTTGGAAGCCTATCTGCTGGAACTAAACATGACCGACATTGCAGCTCAGCAGCCGCTGGCCTTTGTCGGTCCTAATGAGGCCAAGAGCCTCAAGGCAAATAAGATCATCAATAAGGTGCGTTATTTCACCTTGATTGATGGTGCTTTTGAGCTTTTGCCAGCCCCGACTGCCGACACCGATCTGCTCTTGACCTATTACGCCAAGATTCCTGCTTTGTCTGACACCCAGACAACGAACTGGCTAATGACCAAATCTCCTGATCTTTATCTCTATTCTTCACTTCTGGAGGCCACTCCTTATTTGAAGAATGATGAACGTGTGCAGATTTGGGCTGCTGCTCGTCAGCAAGTCATGGATGCCATGAATATCGAGAGCGAACGCTCAATGCGTCAAACCACCCAGCTCGCTGCGCGTCGCCGTGGCTTTGGTTTATAAGGAAAGATAAATGTCAAAATCAGACTCATTTGAAAATTCGTTATTGAAGCTTATCTTCAATGCGACTGCGATTGCTAACTTGGCTGATAATACGGCTACGTCTCCTTTGACGAACCTGTATGTTTCACTTCACACGGCTGATCCCGGAGAGGCTGGAAACCAGTCAACTAGCGAAGCTACATATACATCGTATGCCCGCGTTGCCGTTGCTCGTACTTCTGGCGGATGGACGGTTACTTCAAATTCGGTATCTCCAGTTGCTAATATCGACTTCCCTGTCGCTACTGGTGGTACAAATACCATTACATACTTTGGTGTTGGTACAGCAGTTTCTGGTACTGGCGTCCTGTACTATAGCGGTGCAATTTCACCAACGATCTCTGTGGTCACTGGTGTTATTCCGCGACTTACAACGGCCTCCACGATCACTGAGGACTAATAATGGCCCATATTTCTGTTGATCGCGTCAGAGACACATCAACGTCTACTGGCACAGGTACTTTTGTCGTTTCAGGCACAGCACCAACTGCTTTCAGGACGTTTTCGTCTGTCTGCTCGATAGGTGATACGTTCTATTACGCGATTCAGCATCAAACTGCTGCGGAATGGGAAGTTGGTTTGGGGACATACTCCTCTGCCAACACCATTACCCGCACGACTATCTATGCATCATCAGCAAGCGGATCAGCGGTTACTTTCTCCGCCGGGACTAAAGATATTTTCGTTACATTAGCGGCAGCTCGTACTGTTCAGCTTGATGCCAGTGGAAACACCACGGTTGGCGGAACAGCTACTGTCAATACGGTGACAAGTCCTGCTGCTGCTGCGCTGACCATTAAGTCCGCTGGCACGACTGCCATGACGGTTGATACGTCACAGAACGTAGGGATCGGGACAGCTTCTCCGGGATTTAAAACTGAAATTGTTTGTGGCTACAACAACGGGATTCAAGTTAAGGATACAACCGCAACTGTTTATGGTGGTTTCTTTACAGAATCTGCTGGTATGGCGCTTGTTACACGCTCAAACCATCAATTACGTTTGGGGACAAACGATACAACCCGTATGCTAATTGACTCCTCCGGGAACGTAGGGATCGGAACGAGTTCGCCTAACGCAAAATTAAATGTTCTTGCTGGAAGTGTTGCAGAGTTAATTATTGGTTATAACGGAACATCCTTCAATTACATGGATGCAGATACGCAAATATTTAGAACTTCTGGAAAAGCCGAAAGTATGCGTATTGACTCCAGCGGCAATCTCTTGGTGGCGACGACAACAGCAAACCCCGGCAATGCTTCCAACGTAAAGGGATTTGGTATTGAAAATTCCACTGGAAGCACTTTTTGTAGCCGCAGTGGTGATGCTGCTCTGTTTGT